GGTATCAGTAGAAGAGATATTGATAGAAGAGAAATATTTAGATCAATGAAGTCGTTTGAGGTCAAAGAGATTATAAATAGATTGATGAACGCAGGCGAGATACAAGAGAAGAGTGTGCGTACAAAAGCTACAGGTAGGCCAATGAAACGGATAGTAGCGATAGATCCAGACTTCTTTGAAGATTAGGAGAGAAAATGAACGCAAAACCAAAAATGGAAACAATTAACGACCAGAAAAGAGAAGAAAGAGTCGCTGGTTTTATAGAGGGATTATGGGGAGTAAGTTGCAATAAATTACCAGTATCATACGGATTGGATTACTGGTGCGAAAGCAAACAGTCATCATTCTGGCTTGAAGTAAAATGTCGCAGCTTCGGTATTGATAGATACGATACGCTGTTACTGAGTGCATCTAAACTCAGAATGGGCGGTGCTTTATCTCTATCCACCAATCATCCATTCGTGATTGTGTTTGCTATGACTGATAGCGTGTATTCACACACTTGGGATAAAAATAAAGTATATGATGTCAGATTCGGTACGATAGCTGAACCGCAACTACCTGAAGACTCAGAGCCATATATACATTTTTCCAAGAACGAATTAGACTGTTTATCAGATAAGCCGTTAGGATTCGATAGAGAAGAACTTGGGATTAACTATAACTAAGATAATCTCATCAACCTGGATATTTCTTCATCTATATTAGGTTGTTGTCTCGCAAACTGTCTTGCTGCGATATCTTCGTTTGCAGGAGATCCACCCAAAAGACTCCTGCTTACTGGTGCTGTTGGTGTAACGCTTGCTGTACCACCTGTTGCGACATCATCTGGCAATCTCAAATCTAATGATGGTGCTTGAGTTGGAAGCATATCAACAACATCTTTAAACTGTTCAGTTGCTGCATCCGTAATACCAGTTCTTTCGCCCTCTTTCTTAATAGCTTCAATACCTGCATCTGTACCTTCACGTAATTCAGTAACACCTGCGATTCTTAATGCTTTTGAGGCAGCACTCATAACTGTTAATATTGAACCCTTGTCTGATTTAGAAAGTGCTGCTATCACTTTTGGACTACTAAAGAAAGATTTATATACAGTCAAACCGATTGCAAGTGGCAAAACATTCAAATTGAAAAAGTTCGCTGCTATCGTACCTGCGACGATAGTACCAGCACCTGCTTTTTCTGTTGCTCCAACTGTAGTTTGCAAACTTCTAGCTAAACCCCTTAATGCAGTTGACATTTCTTTACCAAACATCGCCTCTAATGTTTCATCACCATACGAGTCTAAAGCTCTCTGAAAAACACCAGGTTTGAATATTTCTGATATTTCTGATGATCCTGGTCTTACACCTTTGTAAATCATTTTCTCAAGAGCCTCTTCTCTCACCGCAGCAAAAGCCTCTGGCGACAAAATTTGTTTTGCTTGATTTATTTCTCTTGCGCTTTGTGGTCTAAATATTGCACCTACTATCGTTTCAGGATTTGAGTTTTCTATATTTGTCATCAATCGAGATTTTTCAACAGTCAATCTAGCGTTACTGGCTTCGGCTCTGTCTTCGATAGAATCTAAAAATTTACCGAAAGTTGTACCTTGTGCATCTTTAGATGTTCTTATCTCATTTACTAATCTCAATACATCTCTTTGTTGTAGTTTTGGATCAAACTTACGCATATTTTGTAGTGTAGTAACCATTTTAGAATAATTTGCACCCAATAATGGCTCAAGAGTTGCTTGATATTTCAAGATGTTATTAGAATAAGTTTGTAAATTGACGATACCAGTAGCAGGGTCTGTCGCTGAATCAAGAGAATCTTTGAATAATCTTCTGGTCAAATCTGTTCTAAGTTGATTCGCAACTGCTGGATCTCTTCTAGCCATAGCATTTATGATGTCTTCCATGTCACCGCCTCTGTTGGCTTTCATTACATACTCGTAAACATCTTTTGAATTTATTGCATGTCTTTCGTTATCTGTTTTTATTTTTTGTACTCTAGCGTTATTAAAAGGTTTTATTGCCTCTCGATATAATTGTTGTTCGGCTCTAAGTCTTCCTACTAAAGATGCAACTGCCTCTTTGTTGCCAAGTTTTGCCCTATCTGCTGCTGTCAATCCTTTAGATACATCACCAAATGGTATTTTTGGAGTTATCCCAAATTTACCAGCCATAGCTTCTGCTGAATATATAAATGTTTGATCTGCTTCATCGATGATTTTTGTTATTTTGTCCCTTACTTCATCAAAAAAATGTCCAGCAGACCCTGCGTTACCTAATTTTTGTGCAGCTTGCACACCTTTGATTGCTTCTTCTATTTTTCGTAATTTAGTAAGATTTACAACACCACTATAAGGGCCATCTTTTTTTCCTATCTGTTCTGAAAGACCTTTTATAATATTCAGTCCACCTAAATCATCTGCGTATTGTAAAAGTACATTTTCATCAGTAAGTTCATCATCTATAAATTTCTTTACCTCGTCCAGTTTCGCTCCTAACCTGGTAACATATTCTTTGTGAACTATGCCACCTTGAAAAGCTCTCATATCATCGTCAATAGCTTTGTATATTTTTTGATGATGGTTCATTGTGTCTTTGTATGCTTTTCTTATTGTGTTTTGCACATTCAAGCCAAGGTCGGATCTACTACTAGCTTGCATTATTGGCCCAAAACCTCCTGTCTGTGCAGATAGATCGTCTATCATTTTACTTAGTTGATTGTTGGCTTTTCTTTCAGCAGCTTTTAATTTGTCTTTTGCAATTTTTATTTCTGCGGCTGGTGCATCTAAATCAACGAGTCTTTGTAACTCTTTGGAAGCACCATCTGCATCAGCCAAGTCCCCTCTTAATTTACCGACTAACGCTTGATTATAATTTTTAAAACCTGTCTCTCTTGCTATCCTACCTGCAATCGCTTCACCCATCGCTTGTGATCTACCTGGTATAGAAGCTCCTAGAAAAGAAAGACTGACAGCTGCTCTTTCGCCTAAGTCAGCTATATTTCCTTTTTTAAATTCTGCATCAATTTCTTTGGTTGTTAATACTCTGCCTTTTTTTTCCTCTAAACGTACATAATCATCCATTGCATACCCTTTTGACATAATATGCGCACTCGCAATGTCCTTTGGGTTTGCTTTCTTACCGAAAAATGCAGCATATCCAACACCTCCTATCTCTCCTATAGTTTGCGCAGCTCCACCAAATACAAATTCAGATGTTAATAAGTCTGCTATTTCTTCTTTTGATTGTTTTTGAAAACCACTAGCAGATTCGTATGCTTCTTCCACACCTTTACCACCAGCAGTACCAAATCCACTCGCAAAAATATTGGCTAATCTTTGATTACCAACAAGAGTTTTTATGAATTTCGCTACTCTCATGTGTGGTGATAACGCAGCTATTGCACCAAATACAGGGCCAGCAATCCCAGTAAAATCAGCAAAATCGCCAGATGAAAATCCTCTTTCATCAATAACGATGTTTTTATCTGAGAATAATTTTTTGTCGAATAGATTTTTTTCTGCGAGTGTTCTTTGTCCTTCGGGTGTGATAGCAAGATTGCCTCTGCTGTCATACGTAAAACCTTCATCGCCTGCGTATGTTGTAAGAATACCCTCTTTTTCTATCTCTCTGCCAGCTTGATCTCTACCTTCAGCTATACCCAAAAGAGAACGTAACTTGGTGCTTTTAACGCCTGTATCGTAATCAAAAAATGCCTTATCGTAAACTTTAGAGCCTTCAGTTTTTTCAAGCTCGGCAAATGCTTTCTGAGTAGCTTGATCTTCATTATCAGCCTCTACTCTTATTACTATATCTGGTCTTACTTTGACATCGTAAATCATGTTGGCGATCTATCTAAAAAAGTTATGCCTGTCCCTGCGTATGGATTTCCTCTTACTTCAGATAAAGTTATTCCACTTGGTGACTGTCCAGGAATTGAATTTAATATTTTCTCAATCGTTGGCCTGTAAGATGAAATCAAATTTTGACCTCTTATGCCATAAATAGGATCTGTTACAGTTTTAAAAGTTGTTTCTATTTGTCGTTTCTTATCTGCGTTATTATTTATTAAGTCATTTCTTGCTTTGTTGAGTTTCTTGAGTATTTGATCTGGTGGAGTAGTAAAATCAATTTCACCAAATATTTTATCAACTATTTGTCTATCTAAATCTGAAATAGTTCTCCCAGATTCATTTAATATCTCTCTTATGCTTCTTTGCTTAACTTGATTTATTGCCTGTTGAATTTTTGTTGCATCTGAAGAATCAAAATCTTTACCAAAGAATGTTTTCAATTTATCTGCAAAAATATTTACTTGACCACCAAGACCAGTAACTGCAACGCCTTGTTCTTGCGCACTATTAAAAAGATCAATTAGATCATTCATTATCCCAATTGACGCTTCTGAACCTTCAAACTCTTTTATTGTGACACTCATGTCAGTAACACTTTTATTAAGAGCTTGTAACTCACTTGGTTTCAAAGCATTTTCAGCACCTTGTTTTATTTTTTCTTTTAATAATTCATTATAAGCAGCACCAGCAGCCACTTCTTCTGCGTATTTTTCTTCAGCAGCCCCAGCAGCTCCTAGTGCAATTCCCTGTCCAATTTGTCCAGTAGTAGATAAACCTTTACCCAAGTTTCTTGCAAATCGAATAAAATCAGGACTTTGTATAAATTCAGAGAAGTTTCTCTTTGGAGCTTCTTCACTTGTAATTGTCTCTTCTGTAATATTATCTCCTTCACCTTCGCCTTCACCTTCGCCTTCAGTTCCAGCTTCGCCTTCACCTTCTTCAACTTCGGTGACAGGAACTTCTGGATCGTCAACTTCTGGCTGTCCTCCATCTTCTGCTTGATTTGATACATTATTTATTTGTTCTTGAATTTGCGCTTCTTCAAATTTTTTTCTTTCTACTGTATCTGTTTCGAGTATCATTTCACTTGGATCTTTACTAAAGAAATCAGTATCTATACCAAATCTATCTAAAGCGTCAGATATAGAATCGCCTATAAATCCAATGGGTGAAACACTTTGTTCAGGATCATTCATACTCATAACCATTCTATTTACTTCTGATGGTGTTCTACCACCACTTCTTAAAAAGAAGTCTCTGTCGTACTGATCTGCTCTAAATAAATCACCTGCTCTCTCACCTAGAAAGAAATCAGAAGCACCTTCCAAACCTTCTCTGGCGAATTCCCCAATACCGCCTAAAGCTGATCTTGCTGTACTTTGAAATGTTGCAGGTATGTCAACAAACAAAGATCCAATACCCTCTTCAGGTGTCCTAAATTTTTTATCTCGTAAAGCCTCTATAGGAATAACTTCGCCAAAAATTTTCCCTTGGCCTGAACCCATTACAATTTCTCTTTTTTTCAATAATCCTGGTTGATCTTGCCTTATGAAATCTTCTACAGCAGATTTGACTTCACTACCCAATTTTACGCCTGGTGTGTTATATAGTGCGTAAATCTCTTCCGTCCTTGCGTTACCACTTTTTATCTTTTCTAGTGCTACGCTGAAATCCATGGTACTAGCGTCACCAAATTGTATTTCTTTTGAGCCGATTCCTCCTATATCGTCCATTGAACCTGATGGAGGCATCGTTTGTGCATCTACTGGAAATAATTCTCTAGCTTTCAGCATTTTATCCATAACAGTTGCTGTTTCTATTTGTGGAAACTGCTCTTTCAGTAGCCTTGTTACCTCTGCTGGAGAGTATCCTTGAGCAGTATAGTATTGAATAAGTCTATCTGCATTGACTGTAGCATCCCTGTCTATAGCTGGTGTTGTAAAATAAGATGTTCCATCAGGTCTTCTTACTAAAATTGGGTCATCTCTATCGCCAGTGAATTTGACTTCATCGCCATTTGCAAACATTTGTCTTTGAAATACATTCATAATTATTCCATCGGTTGTCTTGCACCGTAAGGATTAGCAAAGCTAGCGTATGTGCTAAACATCGAACCGATACCTGCTGCTGTAGGGTCTGCTGGTATTCCGTATGTTGGTGCTACTTGCGTCATTCCTGATTCGTAACTTGGTAAGAAACCTTTAACAAATGTCGCAGCAGTCGCTGGTGCAAATCTATCTGCGGTTTGCGCTGCAAATGCTCTGCCGAGTCCTGTTTCTTTAACACCTCTAGCAGTACCACCTAATCTTGCTAATTCTGCTCGTTGTTTTTCTCCGAGTGTTACAGCTTCTCTACCTAAACCTCCAAGTGATGCACCTAGTCCTGCAATCCCTCTACCTGCACCAGAGAGAGTAGCTCCAAATCTTTCTTGCGCAGCTCTTTGTCTACCAAATTCACCCATCGCTGCGCCTCTAGCATCTCTGAATCCACCAGAGCGTATACCAGCTAATGCTTCGCCAAGTCCTCGACCAAGTGCAGCTCTTCTTTCATCTGCTGTCAATCTAGCTCTTGAGCCAAATGCTGACTCACCGCCAGCTTTAATATCTCTAGCTCTTTGTGCAACATCTGCCATTTCGCCAGATTTGAAAACATCATCTATTGTCTGCTGTACCACTCTGTCTTCATATGGATCAAAATAGTCTTGAATCATCGTTGATGGGTCAAACTGCATATCAGCAGCTTGTCTCGCTATACCAGTTGCGTCTCTAGTAAGACCAATACCTTCTAGTATTGCTCTTTGGTTTGCATCCAAAAATGGTTGAAAAGATCCAATACCACCGTATGCTCCACGCATCGCTTCTAGTTCTAATGGCGATAAGCCTGCTGTTTGTTGTATGGGAGTAGGTGAACCATATACTCTATTTGCTGCATCAATGGCCTGTGATACTATTCCTGGAGTATCTGGTGATCCAAAGTATGCTTCTCTTACAAATGGGTCAGATAAAATTTCTTTTCTTTCGACACCGAGCATTACAGGGTTCATTCCAACTGGTACTTCCATCATATTTCCTCAAATATATTCATTAGTTGACGCATGTTTGCTACACCGCGTTCTCTGTCTGGGTTATCTGTTTTTACTAGAGTAATGCCTGAATCTGATTTTGATAGATCAAATGCACCTGCACCTCTTGTTGCTTTTGCAGTCATCACATATTCACCATCGCTTAACATCGCTGGTATATCATCTGATGTGCCAGTTCCAGGGCCTTCTGATTCTCCACCGTCTCTCATGTCAAGTTCAGCAATACCACCTTCACTAAAATATTGTCTGTTGATCTCACCGCCACCAGCTACATTTAAAACTGAGGGTTTTGGCCCAAGACCAAACTCTGCTCTTGTACCGCCAGTTCCCATATCGCTTGCTAGTTGGTATCTACCTAGTGAATCCATCATCACTTGAGGTGTTGCAGCTATACCTTTTTCTCTTTTTTTGTAATCATCATATACAGCTTTTCCAAGTATACCCATCGCAGCTAAACCACCTACACCGCCTGGAAACTTATCAAATACACTATCTTTACCGTATGCAGACTTCAAACCTTCTAATCCACCAAGTCCAAAATAGTCTCCTATACCGCCTTTTCTAGTCGGTTCTGGTACATTTCTTAGTTTGCCTTGTAAAACTTGTATTTCTTCTAAAACTTGGTTCGCACTAAAATCGTCCCCAGCACCAACAAATTTGTCATAATTTTCGTATGCAATCTCTATCGCTTTTTCTAAAGTTGATTTTGCTGAGTTGGGATCATTTAATGGAGGTGTTCTTGGTATTCCAGGTATCCCATATTCTTGATTAGCAAAAGTTCCTAGTCCAGTTGCAATGGCTGCTCTATCAGAACCGCCTGCAACTTTGGTGATTGCTGCATTTATTATTGCGTCTTTTGCTGCTTTACTACTAAAGACAGATGTTATTGCGTTTGTTATGGTACTAAACATATATTTTCCAGCCAAATAATATTATTAGGAATATCACACATTTACAGAAATATTTCCATTAGTTTTGACAGAAACACTCCCTATATTTGCTTGCAGTTCATATCCTTGTGGATTAGCTGGATTATGAAGCTGTATCCATTTGTTGCCTGTATATACTTGCAACACGCCAATAGATGTGTTCCATATTACATCACCTTGTTTAAAAGCTAAAGTGCTTATTTGCTGATCGTTAAACTGCGGTGTATTGTTAGGATCAAAACTACCTAAGTTAATTTCTAATATTCTGACTAATCTATTAAATATTTCTCTTCTAGTAAAATCGTTTGATTCTATTGGTAGACGAGTCTCTAAGAGTTTCGCCATTATCTTTTACCATCTGGTCTTATATTGTACCTAGTTGCACCTAATCTCCACCCGATTGATAAATTTCCATTTCCAGATTGATCGTCGTTTGATTCAACACGTAGAACTGCTTGCCTACCCCTAGCTCTTATATCTTTTTTTTGCGTAGATGAACTAATTTCCGAGGTTGCTTCCGTAGTGAGAGAGTCACCTGGAAAGTTTCTCACTTTGGTTACTATATTGATAGATCCACTGTTTTGATCTTGTAAAAACTTAATATCTGGTATTAAAGAAGATATAGAAGTAAAGTTTTCGCCACTGTCGATTGCAAAATCGCTTGATTCAACAAACACACCTGTCATTGCACTACCATCGTCGTCGAAGCCTACCTCATGTTGGAATATGTGATTACTGCTTGCAGCTTGTGGATAGCTGACAACACCAGAGTCCAACCAAGCAGTCCTAGATAAATTACCGTAATACCAGATTTTTTCTTGAGTATTATAAATTACATATCTATCAATTTCTGTACTGGATGATGATGGATAAAACCACCCAACCTCGTTGTGTTCAAGATTTGTAAAAGCGTGTATCTTAAATGCTTGTCCGTCGTTTATATCTGAAAAGACATAATTCTTAACAGAACAAGGTAATTTTTGTACTGAACCGTTATAGACGTAGAAAGCACCATAACTCATAAAATATACGCCACTCTCATCAACGACAGCAGCTTTTGGCCCTATCAATCCACTAGCCTCATTTATTAAATTAATAGCGAAAGTAAATGGTGGCCCTACAAATTGCATGCTATATACAGATGTGTCGGTAAATATTACTATCTCTTGCCTAGATTTTACGCCACCAATTATCTGAGAACCGCTTGATAACCTTACAGAACCTGCACTATTAGTGATTAATGGTTCAAATTCCAGTTCGTTTTCTTGGTCGGAAAAAGCGACTAACATCGGATCAATTGCGCCAGTGCGCGTACTGCCTGATATTGGGTCAGCACCTAATACTACTAAATGCCTATCAACTTCAGATGCAAGTACCTGTAATCCAACGGTAGGAACTAAATTTGCACCTGTCGTCGTTGCAAGCTCTACAGCTCTTGTAGATGTTCCGTTGTTTTCTACCCACCTGTATATACCGCCACCTCTAGGATTTATAATCAAATTTTCGCCAAAATTATCGTGCGTCCATAATCTTAGTTGTCCGTTAGCTGATAGTGCGCTTGTCGAACCCCAAGTTCCAGCACCCCAAGTGCCAGAACCCCATCCAGCAGATGTTACATATACATCAAGACCAACATTTATCTGATAACTACCATCAACGCCACTACCTCCGTTGCCAGAGTCACTTGCGTTCGCTGTTACAGTCACACCACTCGTATTTTTAGCGACAAAAGTGTATGTATTTGCGCTAGGTGTTGTAGCTATTTCATATTCTTGATTTAAAACAGCAGCAGTTATATTGCCACCAAGACTGACTGCACCTGAAATAGTGACAAAATCACCTTGTACTGCTCCATGTGAGCTATCAGTTGCCGTAATAGTTGAAGAGCCATTTGTTGCAGAGAAAGTTATACTGTTGGTTGAAGTTTTTCTTATCGGTGTGATGTCGTTATAGTTATCACCATCTTTTATGTAATATTTGACAGTAGTGCCAATACCAAGATACAAATTACTGCCAAGACTTAACCAATTGTGTAATGCTCTTGCGTTACCTAAGAATGTTTGACTTGATAGTTTTTCCCAACCGCCAAATTTTTCTACTCTGCCATCTCTGAATCTAATTAAGTTACAATCGAACCAACCGCCTTCGTTATCGTAAGCAGTTCCCTCTCTATATATACCAGGTCTAAATTGTACTTTTGTAAATGGCATCTACACGTTTTCCCATTCTTTACCTTCAAACAAAAGAGCCTCTGCCTCTCTACGCCTAATCAAACCATCAAGCACTTTACCGCCTGCCTTGTTCCATCTTTTTATCTGGCTTGGAACTTCATCATACTCTGAATTATTTAATTTTTTCAATAAAGTAGAAGAAGATAAGTTTGTACTGCCTAGATTGAATACCCAAGATACCATCGCGTCAAACTGGTTTTGCTCTAACGGCACTTTAACCATATTGTTGATATAACCTTCATATTCATGCATTTCTTCTTTTAGAATTGACTCTGCTTCTTCTTTGGTTATCTCCATATCCTCGGTTACACCTTTTGTTGTGCCGTAACCAATAGTCAAAACATTTGCAGCACATCTATAGGCTTTAAGTTCGCAACCCTCAAACTTCTTTATGAGTGACAAACCTTCTTCTGAAATATTCATCAGTAATCTCCCCATACTTTTACTTTCTTACCACCGTGATATTCTACTGCATGTCCTTCTTTAATCAACATTTGACAAATATCTTCGCCATCTTCTGTATAAGGTATGCCGAGTATACGGCCATACTTGCCCTTGCCAAGAGATTTAATTTTGAAAGATCCTTTACAAAGTTCTTTTAACCTTTCTTTTGCAGCTAATCCTAGTTTCTTTTCAGCTAAATCTCTAGTTCTGGATTCAGGAGTGTCAATTCCATGCAGTCTAACGCGCTGTTTATGGAGTTTTACGTCAAACCCTAGGTCTAGTATACAATCGAATGTATCGCCATCTACAACGCGATCTAGTGTTGCTCTGTATACAAAAGCATCTGGAGATTTACTCATTATCTTTTACCTCTTTATTAGTCTGATCGTTCTCTCTGTAATATTCTATTATAGTAAGAGATTGTCTTATATACCTTTTTATGTCTGCAATATTGTTAGATAAATTTTGATAGCCTTGTGCAGTTAGACTGTAGTATGCAACAGCAGGTGCATCTCCTTTGTCGTAATCTTCGATGTAAGTCCTCATCGTTTCTGGATTCAACACTTTCCATTTTATTTCTGCTGGACTTAGAACCTCTGGTAAAGGTGGGTGATATATAGGTGCAGGTTCTTTTACAGTAATTATTTCTACTTGTTTTGTTTCTGGTTCTTTGTCAAACAAATTTCCGTAAGTAGAACAGCCAGATAAAAATAAAATGCTAATTAATAATAACTTCTTCATCGAATTGTCCTGGATTAGTAAGTTCTATAAGTTCAGAGTTTACCTTTTTTGTACCTCGGTTGACTATTCCTTCCATCAATCCAGGTTTCGCAATAGCAAGATTGTTTAAGTCATGTCTTGCAAACGTATTCCTGAGTTTTTTAACTTCTTCGTTTGCTTTATTGCTTGTTTCTGTAAGTTCTCTAATCTTTTCTTGATTTTGTTTTTGATTCTCTAATTGCTGTTTCATATTTTCGTTTTGTTCAGCTACAGTATTCTCCAAGACTTTTTGATTCTGTACAGCAACATTCAATTCTACTTGTAATTTTTCTATTTGTGACTTCTGTAAGTTTATATACAAAGCACTTGCACCCAAACTCGCTATCAATAAACCACCTAGTATTATGTTTGTTTGTATGCCCATATATTTAGTTTAACTCAAATAGATCAATATTTTAACTACCTTGCTTGATATTGATGATTGAAGATGTACCACCATTCACACTTACCTGGTTTACCTTACCTTCTTGATCTATACGGATATCGTAGCTGCCATCTTTAGATACTTTTATTTCTAGCTTGTCCTCTACCTGTCTTATCAGCTTTACTTCTGAATCTGTTATGAAGCTAGATATTTGAGTTTGGCTATCGTACCCAACTGCTGTACCCTTCAATCCTTGTTGAGATAGCTGTGCGTCTGCTTTTTGCAATTCATCTACCTCTTGTATTACATCCAGTAAATCTTCCAAAAAATTAGTCGCGAGATAATCTATATCAAGCTCTGTATATTCTAAATCTTCTGACTCTAGTGCATCTTGATCTAATTCATCAAACTCAAGATAGTCAACATCAAGTATTGTATCGTTGTTGGCAGTCCTAGAATCATCTGTACTGAGTTCTCTTTCTTTTGGTGGATTTACAATCAAATAGTTATCAATCATATCCAAAGTAAGATCAAGTATGACTGGATTGGTGGGTGGTGTTTCTAGGTTATATACAGTAGTAGCTTGATATGGTTTATTTAAGAATACTTGGCCCAATGCTGTTGTAACAACTATTTCACCAGAACTGTCTCCATTTTCATCTGGTAAAAGTATAACCAAACTTTCACCTGACTCTTTCACTGTAATTGTGAAATCTGTACCTCTTATACCTATGGTAGCTGCGTTTGTTCTGATTGATATGTTTTCTTTAGGTATGCGTGGTTTTTTACTAGAAATGAAACGACCTGTGCCTTTTACAAAGTTCAAAGCCATACTTGACTTACTGGGGTTGGGATCGAATACAAACTTATCAATTACGACATTAGAATGCTCTGTAAGTCTTATTGTAGTATCGTCACGGAACATAACGCCCATTCTGCCATTACTGGTTTCTAGGCGATCCA